CCTAGACTTCTTACTGCTGCTGTTGGTATCAGTGCAGAAGGTGGAGAGTTCACAGAGATAGTAAAGAAGATTGCTTTCCAAGGTAAGGAACTTACAGAAGATACTAAGGTACATCTTTTAAAAGAATTAGGTGATGTGTTCTGGTACATTGCACAAGCTTGTAATGCATTAGATTTAGACTTCCAGACTATCGTAGTCACTAACATGATGAAGTTAGCAGCACGATACCCAGATGGTGAGTTTGATATATTCAAATCGGAGAACCGAAAGGAAGGTGATATCTAAGACCATCCCCCTCTAAATAACTAGAGGGGGATTTTTTTATGGCCAAAATAGGTTTCGATATCCAAAACGATTTCTTAGCTTACATTAAGAAAAAGACTCATAAAGATCAAATGGCTGATGTCTTTGGTAAGGCATCAACATGGCTTATTCAGGATAAAGGAGCAAAAGGACCTAGACCTATGGGATCACAGTGGCCTAGTGGAAGTAAATCAAAAGTACCTGCTAAAGGTGGTGCTATTCAAATATGTACTAATGTTGCAGGTGTTCAGAAAGTTCAAAGAGAATGTAAGAATCTTCAAGCAAAGAAATGGAACATAGAGAAAAAGAAATGGGAACCAGATCCTAAAAACATAAAGATATCAGGTTCAGATCCTGTGTTTACTATGGGATTTGTTCTTGATACAGGGAAACAACAAAAGGTTCAGGTAATTTCAACGAGGTTACCAGAGGAACAGGTAAATGCTGCGGCTATGACCAGAGCTCAAGAACTTGGATCGTTGTTTGTTTTTGAGAGAGCAATAAGACATAATGAATCCTGGGATAATTGGGAAAAATTAAAGGCAGATCCGACAGTAAGTAAGTATATGAAAAAACTGTGGAAGGATGTATGTAAGTTGGATCAGGTTACAGATGATTGGTATGAGAATTTTTGGAAACAGAATCAAACTTTATTAAAGAAGTGTAGTAAAGGAGATTTTACTGTCTTTGATAGAGAAGGAACTTTTATGCAATGGGTTAGTGGATATGTTGCAGGTAAGGGTTGGGCATCTAAAGGTAAGAAAGATAACTGGAACCCTGCTGATATCTGGTTGATTAATAATGAGGACAAATGGATAAAACATCTTGAGGAACATACTGATGAGAAGCATAGGACTAATATGAGGGCCAGACTGAGAGATAGAGTTGATCCACAACTCTTACAGTTCAATGCTATCATGAGGGATTTGTGGAGAAAGAAACAGATATGGGGAATATCTTTAAAGAAGGTTAGTGGTGATGAAGCACTCTGGTCTGAGGTTAATCTTCATTGGAATAGTGTTGATAAATTCATGGGTCTTAATCAAATGAAGACTACTGAGTATCATTATCTTAGTACATTATGTGACTGTACTAAGAAAGAAAAGAAGGGTGTTATAACTCTCTCTACTCAAGACACATCATTGGTTGTGCAGGGTGATGGTACAACAAAATATAAGTTCCAGATTAAAGCGAATGATAGTCAAAAGTTTAGTGGTTTAAAATATGAACCATCAGATAAAGCTGCTGGTGCTGCTAGATTAGGTAAAGCAACGGTTGAGTATGTTGAAGATCTTTTTAAACAGTATGGATCTTCAAGGAAATTTGTAGGAAATAGTTCAGCATATCCTCAACAAGCTTCTGAGTTCTTAGATTATGAGAAGAAGTGGTTGGACAGAATAAAAAGAGTTGCTAATGCAGGAGTAAGTTTTGGTGGCGTTAGATCATTCCAAGAGATATATGATAATCTATTGTTTTTATTCTCTATTCAACCACAGGTTGCTAACTCTAAGTTAATGCAGATTACTTGGCTTGATGCTTTCTTCTCTCTGTCTAGGAAAGATAGGGATAAGTTTGTTACTGATATGGTCTTCATCGCTCAGAAGATGGGATTGAGATATGGTCCATTCGCTAAGATATACTAATGTCTAAGAACACTCACCTAGAACATTTAGAAGATAGCATTCTCCTTGATGGGAAAGAGGGTGCTAAAGATGCTTTTAAATTTTTAGATTCATTGGCTAGAACCTTTACTGGTAAGGGTACTAGTAATTTTAAGATGACTACAAAGTGGGATGGTGCACCTGCTATATTCTGTGGACAGTATCCAGGAACAGATAACTTCTTTGTTGGTACTAAGTCTATCTTTAATAAGGATGCAAAGATTAATTATACTGATGAAGATATAGACAACAATCATGGTCATGCTCCTGGTCTTACTTCTAAGTTAAAGGATGCTTTAAAGTATCTTCCTTCTATAGGAATTGAAGGAGTAGTACAGGGAGACTTGTTGTTTACAGATGATAAGAAAATAGAAATGGTGGATGGTAAGAGGTCAATTACATTCAAACCAAATACAATAACATATGCTATACCACAAGAAGACAGTGATTTTGATTTAGCCAATGAAGCAAAGATAGGAGTGGTATTTCATACCACATATACTGGTAATAGTATTGAGAGGCTTCATGCTTCTTTTGGATTTGATCCATCTAAATTAAAGAAGGATAAGAATGTATTTGTTATCAGTGCAGAGATAGACACACTAGGAAAAGATATTTTATTAACATCTGAAGAGAAACAGAAGTTGATTAATTTAAAAAATTCTAGTAACTCTCTTGTTAATAAATGTGGTCCTTTCTTAGATGGTGTAGCAAAGCAGATAGCAGAGAACGATCAACTTACCATTGGTGTTAAGCTTAAGCAGTATTTTAATAAGTATGTTCGAGAAGGTAAGCAAGTAGGAAATAGTTTTACTTCTGATTTTAAGGATTACTTTAGTGGTGAGTGTAAGAAGGCAGCAGATAAAGTAAAGCAACCAAAAACTAAAGCAGCAAAACTTGCTAAGTTATACAATGGTCGTGATTTTATAGATGCTCATGGATCTCAGTTTGATAATACGGTGAAGTTATATAAGACTATCCAGGATGCTAAAGAAATATTTGTTACTAAGCTTGAGAAGGGTGAGAAGTTTGGTACTTATATCAGGACTGATGAAGGTCTTGAGATGACTGCACAGGAAGGGTATGTTGCTATTAAAAATGGTAAAGCTACTAAATTGATTAAGAGGTTAGTGTTTAGTCAGGCTAACTTTGATGTCTCACTCAAGGGTTGGTCATGAAAAGAGTTTGGATTGTATTTGGTAGGTTAAATCCTCCACATCTAGGGCATAAAAAAATGTTGGATCAGCTTAAGAAACTTGCTGGTCATGAAGACTTTATGATTTGGCCTACGTGGTCACAAGGTAAAGCTAAGGATCCATTAGACCATCTTACAAAGCTTGGTTGGATAAAGAAGATGTTTCCTGAGTATGTTAATAATATAAAATCTGATAAGCAATTAAGAACCCTACCATTTGTTCTACAACATCTTATGATGGAGAATTATACTGATGTTGTTATAGTATGTGGTAGTGATAGGACAAAAGATTTTGCATTTAATGTCAAGTGGAATAGGAAAGAGACTGGAGAAGGTAAGGCATACTATGCTTTTGATACAGTAACAATTGATTCAACTGGTTTAGAAAGAGATCCTGATTCTGATGGTACATCTGGTTTGTCTGCTTCTTTAATGAGAGATGCTGCTAAAAATACAAAGACTAGAGATTTTTTAGGAGGTATTGGTGATCTACTAAATACAGATGATGCTTTAGAATTGATGGCAGATGTTCGTAAAGGACTTGGACTGTGAAAACATTTAGAGATATTAAAAATCAAGCAGTAAGACAGAACTTCAGACAGAAGGAATGCTTCACTGAGGGACAGACTGTGATGAATGTTAACACTGGTATCAAGGGGAAGATAATCCGCACTGGACCGAACTATGTTATTTGTGTTTCCGAAGCCCATGAAATGTTTAGAGCTTGGGTGAGGGACATAAGAGAAGTCAATGAAAGTATAAATAAACCAAGAAGAACAGCCTTTTTTACTCATGGACAAGCAAGCACCTACAACATCAGTGCAACATAATGATGATTATTCTAAAGCACTAATCGAATCATATGCACAGTGGATGGATGGAAATACCTTCCAAGGAACCACCATCAAAGAGGAACCTGCTACTATTGAAACACCAATAGGTACTATACCTAAGCCTGAATTTGATAAGGAAACTATCCCTACTATTAAAGTGGTTAACACTGATGATGATAGTACAAAGGATCCTAAGGCTAATGCTGGTGCACCTGATAGCACAAAGATTAAGCAGTCACATGGTGCTGAGATAAAGCATTTGCAGACTGCTATTAAGAGAGAAGAGGTTGAAGTTGAGAAGAAGGCAACTAGAGAAGAATTAGAAGCTAAGTTAGAAGAGATTCTTACAGAACTTAGTGAAATGACTCAGACTACTTTCACTATAACTAAAGAGAGATGGGAGAAAGCAGCTGCAGAGAGAGAAGGCACAGTAGTTGAAGAAGAAGCAGCATGTGAGTCTAAGAAGCAGAAGACCATCGATAAAATAATGAGTTATTCTAGAAAAAAGTAGAAGGGCTTGCACATGATAGATGGGGTCTAGAAGAAGGCAAGTCTAAAAAGAAGAAGACAGTTGAGATCATGCCTCGTATTGACGATGGTAAAGATCAGAAGAACCCAAAGAAAGGACCAGATATATACGTGAAGGGATAAATAATATTAATTGAGTTTTTATCATGACTTTAGCAAAAGAGGCAATACTCGAAGCACTTAAGTGCTGTAGAGATGTGTATCCACATAAGCAAGACTTCCTAGTTAGTAGGAAGGTGGAAGGTCATACCATTCTTGCAGTTGAAGGAACTAATGAGACTACAGACTGGGTAACCAATCTGAAGTTTCTTATTAAACGTGACGATTGTCACAGAGGATTCAAGAACAATGCTAACAGGACACTAGCAGAACTAGTGGTAGCATATGAAGGTTTGGATCCTAAGAGAAAGCTTGTTATTGCAGGTCATTCTCTTGGTGGAGCTACCGCAACACTTATTGCAGACTTGTTATGGGAGTCAGGCAATAAGAATATTGCACTTGTAACTGCTGGTTCACCTAGACCAGGTGGACGTAAGCTTAGAAAGAGGATCAAAGATCTTGAACATCTTCGGTTTGTGCATGGTGATGACATTGTTCCAGGGACTCCTCCTTGGCTCGCTGGCTATGTACACACTCATCCAGTTATCAAACTAGAGGACGAGAAAGATACTCGTTTTGATGGAGTTGCTGACCATAATATAGGTGACTATTATGAAGCAGCTCTCAAATATTATAAATAACTTCAGGAAATTAATTGTAAATCAATAGGAATTAAGTCATGCCCATACTTGGATCTATAGACAGTGCTGATTTTACTGCTACCGTTGCAGTTGAAAATGGCACAACAACTGTTACTAAAGGTAACGCAGATACTATCGTTGCTGGAGACATTATAGTTCTGGACGGAGTTCAGTACTATACTAAGGCAGTCGTAGGTAATACTATTACCCTCGGTAAAGCATATGCTGGTAGTACCAATGCTACACTAGCAGCAAATAAAGTACAAAGACGTACTGCACCCAAGGCATTGGCTGATTTCCTATTGAGTGGTGGTACTTCTGCTGCATCTACAACTAGTATTGTTGGTGTAAGTCAGGCAGAAGCACAACTTAGTGAGAACAAAGCACGTGGTATCTCTAGTCCTGGATGGTGGGCATACAGGACATATACAGATGCTGCTGGTTCCACTCGTCATAAGTCAGAATTGATTACATCTTACAAAGATGGTACTGCATTCAGTGGAGACTTCACTGATGATACAATTGCTGGTGATATTACTTCCTTGATTACAATTGATACTCAACCTGCTAACCAGAATACCTCTAGTGGTGATGCAACATTTACTGTTGCTGCATCTTCTACAGGAGCTGGAGCATCTCTTACCTATCAGTGGCAAAAACTTGATGTTACTGGTGGAGAATGGACAGATGTATCAGGTGCAACTTCTGCATCTCTTGCACTCACTGGTCAAACTGCTGATGAGACTGGAGATAAGTTCAGAGTTAAAGTTAACAACTCCATTGGTGGTGTTGAAGTAATTACTAATGGTGCTGCTACACTAACATTCGTTAGCTAATGTAAATGAATTTTGATGAATTGAACCAGGACAACTGGTTAATGTTTGCTATTAAAAATTATGATAACCCACTCTCAGTAACCTACGAAGACTTTGAAGAAGATTTAAAACGCTTCAAATATATTAAGAGACTTCTGAGGAGATATGAAACTAGTGGAGATTTCAAGGTTCATTTGATCCTAAATCATATTATAATACTATATAATGCATTTGGTGATGCAGCAACACCGTTGCTATTCTTTAAGATAGATGCATCACATTGGTCTATACTGAAAGCTTTTATGTGTTTTCTGGATAGACTACCACCTACAATAAATACTGATATTGATCAAGAATGTCTACGTCAACTCAATCTAATATAAAAGAGATGATGGCTGGCGATGGTGCTGCTCTTAGTATGCCTCCAGCGTTCGTATTTGTTAATGCTAAATCTGCTCGCAAATATAAAAAAGCGAATCAGGATATGGTAGATGGTCGCACTAAAGGTGCTAAAACTATGCTCTCTCGTATACAAAAGCGTAAGAAAATGAAAGAAGATCTAGAAACAACTATTTCTGAAGCAGCACCTACTGAAACAGAACGTGCTCAAAAGCAGATTGGTCAAATGAAAAAATTGAAGAGGCAGAAGCAACTTCAAAAAAAGAAAGACCAAGCTAAGAAAGGAATGCAAGACAAGTCTAAGGAAATGGACATCCTTATGAAGGCTCGTCTATCTGACTTCAAGAAGAAAGCTTCTAGTCAAACTAAAAAATTACAAAAGAATGAAGTGGAACACACAGGTGATAACATTATGACTGAAAGTACAGCGACACAAGATGCTTTAGATGTAGCATTACAAGTAGCGACATCAGAACTTAATCCTAGAGGAGAAACAGAATTTGCTAAGATTACTTTTGCTGATAAGTCCGAACAGAATTTAGATAACTTCTCTGCTAAGAAGATAGCAGCTGCCTATGCTCAATTGGGTGACGAGCAACAACAGCAGTATAGATTTATGTTGAATAAGGATGCGTCAACCTTCCAGTCTGCTCTGGATTTCGCAATTCGCAACACCTAATGGCTGAGAGTATCAACGCTGCTATAATAGAGCGGCTGGAGAAAGTAGTTGATACTCTCCAAGACAATTCAGTTAAGATGGGAAACCTTCTTGCCGTCCACAATGAAAAGTTGGACAAGCAAGATAGGATTGATGGTGTTCTCTTTGAGAAGATCGAGTCAGTCCATCGTGAAGTAAACCGTCAAGCACTAGATATAAAGAGGGGTTGTGAAAGAGATATACGAAAGGTTGATGACCGTCTTAGGGTCATGGAAAAGAAAATGTGGACTATTTTTGGTGCTCTTTCTATTATATCTTTCATCGTTAGTCCAATCGGACAAAAAATTATTGGACCAGCATTTCAACCGTCACAAGCAGAGTTGACGAAATAGAATTTTTCTAGTATAGTAGTGAGTACTATAAAGGTATTGGATGTCCGTACTAGACGAACAGTACATAACACTAGTATCTCACAGGCTTAACCTCTTTTCAAATAAGAAGAGAGGTCTTTATAATTTTAGGTGTCCTTACTGTGGAGACTCTAAAAAGCATAAGAATAAAGCTAGGGGATACATCTTTCAGATAAAGAATGATTATGTTTACAAGTGTCACAATTGTGGTGTAGGTAGAACACTATCAAATTTTCTGAAGGATCAGGATCCATTACTCCATGACCGATATATCATGGAGAAGTTTCGTAGTGGAGACAAAACTGGGTCACGTACATTCACACCCGAACCAAAATTTAAGTTCAAAAATCCTACTTTCAATACAATTGATTTAGAGAAGATTTCAGAGCTAAATACCTCACATCCAGCAAGAAAATATTTAGAAGATAGGCAGATCAAATGCCTAGATTACTTCTACTATTGTCCTAAGTTTAAAGCTTGGACAAACAAGCAGAAGAAGACATATGATACAGCAAGAAAAGATAGTCCGAGAATAATTATACCATTCAAAGACAGTGATGGTAAGCTCTTTGGGTATCAAGGAAGATCGTTAGCCCCTACGGCAAAGATGAGGTATATCACGATCATGCTTGATGAGAGCAGACCTAAGATCTTTGGATTGGATAGGATTAATAAGGATAAACCAGTTTACATTACAGAAGGACCATTCGATGCGACATTTCTTAAAAACTCGGTTGCTATGGCTGGCTCCGATGTTGATCCTCGGACGTATAGTTGGAGCGATTATATTTGGGTTTATGATAATGAACCACGCAACAGAGAAATCGTCAGTAGAATCTCCCGATCCGTGGACAGAGGAGATAAGGTCGTAATATGGCCTAAGAATATACAGGAGAAGGACATCAATGATATGTTCTTAGCTGGACATAACGTACAAACCGTGGTAGAATCTAATGTATACTACGGACTAGAAGCAAACCTTAGACTTAACGATTGGAAAAAAGTATGAGCAACGGAACAGACATTAAAGTACATAAGCGTGATGGTGCTATAGAGGGGTTAAACCTTGAAAAGATTCATAGAGTAGTAGCAGACGCTTGTGAAGGTCTTGGTAGTGGTGTTAGTGCATCCCAAATAGAAATGAATTCTGGTCTACAATTCTATGATGGAATAGAGACACAAGATATTCAAGAAATTCTTGTTAGATCTGCGAGTGATCTGATTAGTTTAGAGCAACCTAATTATCAATTTGCTGCTGCTAGATTGCTTCTGTATGGACTTAGAAAGCAGGTGTTTGGTTCTCAATGGCCAAAGGGATACCCCCATCTATTTGATCATGCTACAGCGTGTGTAACAAAAGGTGTATACGATGGTAGCATATTATCTAAATACACCAAAGAAGAGTGGGATAAAATTGATTCGTGGATAGATCATGATCGTGATCTATTGTTTACATACGCTGGTCTTAGACAAGTAGCAGATAAGTATCTTGTACAAGATCGTAGTACTAATGAGGTGTATGAGACACCGCAGTACATGTATATAATGATTGCTACTACTCTCTTTCAAAGCTATCCCTTAGAAACGAGACTGGATTATGTCCGAAGATACTACAACGCAATCAGCAGACACTACATCAACATCCCAACACCAGTCATTGCAGGAGTCAGAACACCTATTCGTCAATTTGCATCTTGTGTTCTGGTTGATATTGATGACACCCTCGATAGTATCTTTAGCAGCGACATGGCTATTGGCAAATATGTCGCACAGAGGGCTGGTATCGGTATTAACGCAGGCAGAATCAGGGGCATCAACAGCAAAATCCGTGGTGGAGAAGTTCAACACACAGGTGTGGTCCCCTTCCTTAAAAAATTCGAGAGTACTGTTAGATGCTGTACGCAAAACGGCATCAGAGGAGGGTCAGCTACTGTCCACTTTCCTATCTGGCATCAAGAAATCGAAGACATCCTCGTCCTCAAAAACAACAAAGGAACAGAAGACAACCGAGTCAGAAAGTTAGACTACAGCATACAATTATCTAAATTATTCTATGAGCGATTTATCACGAACGGTACTATTAGCCTATTCAGCCCTCATGATGTTCCTGGGCTCTATGACGCTTTTGGTGGCGATACCTTTGACGAACTCTATACTCAATTCGAGTCCGACCCAACCGTCCCAAGAAGTACCATTGGAGCACAAGAGCTTATTCTCGACCTCTTAAAGGAGAGAGCAGAGACTGGTCGTATTTACATCATGAATATTGACCATTGTAACACTCATTCATCCTTTAAGGATAAAGTATACATGAGTAATCTCTGTCAGGAGATCACTCTACCTACAGATCCTATTCAACATATCGATGGTGGTGGTGAGATAGCATTGTGTATTTTATCTGCTGTTAACGTGGGTAAACTACGTAACTTAGAGGAGATGGAAGAGCTTTGTGATCTATCTGTACGAGCTCTAGAAGAGTTAATTGATTATCAGAAGTATCCAGTGGAAGCAGCACGTAAGAGCACCCTTGCTAGACGTTCTCTTGGTATAGGATACATTGGTTTAGCACATTATCTTGCTAAGAATGGTGTTAAGTATGAGGATCCAGAAGCATGGAAGTTAGTTCATGACTTGACTGAAGCATTCCAATACAATCTACTCAAAGCATCTAATAAGATTGCTGAAGAGAAAGGATCTTGTGATGGATTCAGTCAAACAAAGTATTTTGATGGTTATCTACCCATAGATACTTACAAAAAAGATGTAGATGAAATTGTACCCAACAAACTTAACTATGACTGGGAAGAACTTAGAGAGTCTATCAGAATTCACGGACTCAGACATAGCACTCTATCGGCACAGATGCCTTCAGAGTCCTCATCTGTTGTCTCTAATGCTACAAATGGTATTGAACCACCCAGAGATTATATCTCAACGAAGAAGTCTAAGAAGGGACCACTTAAACAGATCGTACCTAACATTGCCACCCTTAAGAATAATTACACGCTCCTTTGGGATATGCCTTCTAATGCTGGTTATGTTAATATAGTAGCAGTGATGCAGAAGTTCTTTGACCAAGCAATCAGTGGTAATTGGAGTTATAATCCTCAACAGTTTGAGAACAATGAGGTTCCTACCTCAGTGATGGCTCAAGATTTGCTAACAACTTACAAATATGGTTGGAAGACATCTTACTACCAGAATACATATGATAGTAAAACAGATGAGGTTGATCTGGATTCAAATAAAGAATCAGTTCAAAATCTTCTAGACGACATATTTGCTACCGAGGAGGAAGACTGTGATAGCTGCAAAATCTGATGGAATCAGTGGTATGACCGTCTTCAATACGAAGAAAGTTGATACTACCAAAGGACAGATGTTCTTTGGTCCTCCTTTAGGAGTACAAAGATATGATAAGTTTAAATATCCTATCTTCGACAAGCTAACACAGACACAATTAGGATTTTTCTGGAGACCTGAAGAGGTATCACTCCAGAAAGATCGGGCAGATTATCA